TCCCTCTTAAGTTTTACATCTCATAGTGAATATACACACATAGAGATACGTAGCTTAAGTTTTGAATCTTAAGAGTCATCACTTCTTGTAATTTATTATTTGTGTAGTTCTCCTCTTAGGAGCCATCCTGACATACGAATCTTAAAGTATTACTGTACGTATTTTGTAGATACTTGTAGTTCATGCTTAAGCATCAATCTTAAGAGTCGTAGAACACACTGAAGAGTTCTGTAGCTGAATAAGCACAGACCCTGTAGCCTGAACACTATGGGGTAACTATAGCAGCGATAGGCTGCGCTATCTATTGAAAGAGGAAGCCATGCCACCTAAGCACGGACTAGAGCGTAACGAAGAGATTGCTAAAGTGGTCCGCCGTAATGCTGCCGCTGGAGTCACTCTCAAGGATACCTTTGCCGAGATTCAACACATGGCATGGGCTCCTCGAAGTATGACTACGCTCATGAAGAAGTATGGACAGGACTGGCACTCCACTAAAGCAAGTATTGCAGCTAAGATTGGTAATCGTGTAGTTACTCAAGCTATTGAGGGTGACATCGACCATCCTGCTACGTGGAAGTCTCAAGAGTTGTACCTACGTTCTCATGGTGGTTGGTCCCCTAAATCTACAGAGCAAACCCAAGAGGTAGGTACTGAGGAAGAAGAGGCTGAGAGTGCTGTTAATTCACTGATGAAGCTACTTGGTAAGGATACCGAAGAGGAGTAAGAATGTTCAGCACAACCCGACAGAAGCCTCAAAGGCTAACTGCTGACTACCTTAGAACCCTCCCGACAGAAGAAGTTAAAGCTGCACTCTCCCAACTCTCACCCCAACAGTTAGACGAACTACAGTTCTCTTACGAGTTCCTTGCTAGGGACAATCAACTCCCCCCTGAAGGTGACTGGAATGTGTGGTTCCTTAACTGTGGACGTGGTTTTGGTAAGACATGGACTGGTGTTCAGTGGGTCCGAGAGCAAGTCAAACAGGGTAAGAAACGTATTGCTGCTGTAGCTAGTACCAACTCAGATATTCTCCGTGTTATGGTTAAGGGTGAGTCAGGTTTCCTTAGTCTCTGCTGGAAAGGTGATAAGACCTACAAAGGCAAAGAGATGGGTTTCCCTGAGTGGTCCCCTACCAAGCGTACCCTTACATGGGCTAACGGTGCGCAAGTAGAATTCTATTCAGCAGAAGAACCCGAACGTCTACGTGGACCCCAGTTTGAAGCAGCTTGGTGCGATGAGACAGCTTCGTGGAATAAAGACCAAGAAACTTGGGATATGCTACAGTTTTGCCTCCGTCTAGGTAAACATCCACGAGTTTGTGTGACTACCACCCCTAAAAGTACAGTTCTTATTAGGAAGCTACTTAAAGACCCTAAAACAGTGATTACTACGGGGTCTACCTTCGATAATACTAATAACCTTGCAGACACTTACCTTACAGCAGTTAAGGAACAGTATGAGGGTACTCGCCTTGGTAGGCAGGAACTCTATGCTGAAGTACTGACAGAGAACGAAGGTGCTCTCTGGACTGCTGACATGATCGACAACTGTCAGATCACCTCTTCAGAACTACCACCCCTTATTAGGAAGGTTGTAGCTGTAGACCCTGCTGTCTCCTCTAACGTAGAATCAGATAACACTGGTATTGTTGTAGCTGGCATATGTGAACAGGGTAAGGCTTACATCCTTGGTGACTATACCTTCAAGGGTTCACCAGAAACATGGGCCAATAAGGTAGTTTCTCTTTACCACGAATTTGAGTGTAGTCGTATCGTATACGAAAGCAACCAAGGTAAAGACCTCATACCATCCCTCTTCAAGACTATTGATGAGAACCTCCCACTAAAGGGTGTACACGCAAGTACCGCTAAGATCGCCAGAGCGGAGCCTGTGAGTGCCCTCTATGAGCAAGGTAAGGTCTACCACGTGAGAGACTGTGAGGCTCCTCTGACAGAATTAGAACAACAATATACTACCTTCGAACCTTTAGGAAAGCACAAGAGTCCTGATAGGTATGACGCCGCAGTTTGGGCCTTGACAGACCTCATGCTTAAGGGGTTTTCTAAGCCGCAATTAAAACTGGTGTATAGCAACTCAAAAGGTTTACGATGAAAACTTGTTGTAGATGTAAAGAAACTTTACCGCTTAGTAGTTTCGGAAAGAACAAGACTAAGAAAGACGGTTATCAGACAGCTTGCAAAGAATGTAAGAAACTCTATAGCAAAGAGCGTTACCAGCGAGACCCACAAAAACACATACAGCAATGTAAAGAGTGGTCGGATCGTAACCCAGAAGCTCGGTAGATGATTGCTAAAAGTTACTAGGATAATAATAGAGAATTGTGTGTAGATAGAAGTGTCCAGTGGCGTAGAGATAATCGAGAGTGGGCTAAGGCGGCTGATAAGAAGTACGGCAAGAAGTGGAGAGACGCTAACCGAGATGTCTGCAATGCTTCACTCGCACGTTATAGGGCAAGTAAATTAAAGGCAACACCGGATTGGCTTACCCAAGACCAACTAGAAGACATCAAGTCAATGTACACCTTAGCCAAGAAGTTTGAAGGTATCTTCGGTTTATCCTACCATGTAGATCATATAGTACCGCTCCAAGGTGAAAATGTCTGCGGATTACACGTTCCTTGGAATTTACAACTCTTAGAAGCCAAGCTAAATCTCTCTAAGTCAAACAAAACCACAACTCAAACTAGTCTATAGTAACTCTAAAGGACTTCGATAAAGCGATGACAAACTCTAAGCGGGAATACAACGAGTTCATTAGGGCAAACCTCCCTTATGGTATTGAGTATGATAGTGCCCGCTACCAGTATGTCACCTTCAATGGTAAGCGTTTTGTTACCTACCTAGAAGCCAAGTGGTATATTGACTACCTGACCAAGTTTGGTGGTTTTCCTGATAGGGCAGTAGGTTCCCTCTTCGAAAACGGCGAGGAAGGTGTATGGTATGACACCAGCGACATCCCAACGCTGTTTCAGGACAACGCCGGAACAACGCCCATCACAGCATCCGGTCAGACAATCGGCTTTGTGCGGGACAAGTCGGGCAACGGCCTAAACGCCACGCAGGCGACAACCGCCGCACGGCCTAGCTACATCGTGGATGCGGATGGCGCGTTTATTCAGCACGATCCGGTTGATGATGCGCTGACTGTCACGCTTCCTGACATGGGTACGGCGGCCACGGTTGCTTACGTTACGCGGTCTGAGGTTCGGCTGCTTGAAGATCAAACGCTGAACGGAAGCTATACGCTGCCCACGCAAGAGATTGCCAACTTTGTGGCCATTGATCGGGCGCTGACGCTTGCGGAAAAGGTGAGCCTCATTCGCTTCCTTGCGGCCAAGGTTGAGGGCGTGAATTACGGTGCTGAGATTGACCGCCTGACGCTGATTGCGATCAACGCAGTGGATGTCTTTGTCTATGATACCTCGAAGGACTCAGACGGTGGTGCATGGCGCACTGGTGCTTTGGCTCAGGCTTCTAGCTGGTACAATGAAACTCTGAACACTGCCACTCGTGGTTCTCGCCGTGAGTTTCCTGCGGTTGCTGTGATTGTGGCTGAGGCTGACAGGGTCACGATCTACGATGGCGATGATCCTACGCTGCCGATGTGGATGGTGTTTAATCTCGGCGCTGGAAACATGGTGTGGCAGAACGCATCTGACGCAATCAAGTCTGTTTACGCCATTAACGGTCAGGTCTCGGTTGGAAAGACCAATAGCTCTGGCTTGAGTGTCATAAGCCTTGTTTCAGACGAAGGGT